CTCTTTGTTCGGACCTAAGTCGATAAACTAGTAGCGGCGGAACTGGAGCGGTGAGAAGTTTTGATTTTGTCTTCGCCTCTTCCGTGAATTTAGATGCGCGAAACTTATCATTAGTTTATTAAGAAATGCCTTTAAATATGACAAAACCTAATTAATGTTTTAAGGAAAAGAACTTGATTAACTTTATGTTGCTGATTAACAACTCAAACTAATCAAATTATTGAGTTAGGAACCTATAAGTACCTAAGATATTCGAAGATAGTAGAATCCCAATATATCCGTGAAACGATTGAGGGCCATCTTAGCTCTATTTATAGACCTGAGCGTTTAATGATTGACAATCGCATTACTTGAACAGTTATTATAAAAGTAGCACTTATATTTCAATTATTTAATAATAAGCTATGTTGATGTTAGACAAGTATTATGCTTCATAGCCTCTATTTTAATTGAAATATATCCAACTTCTCGGTGGGAGTTGGATTCAAGTCGGAGTTAACCCCACTTTTATATTGTACGTGTCGGAGCGTTAGTAATGTACGCGGACTATATTGCCAAAAATGATGAAACAAATTCAAACCTACCCTATTGCTAATCAATTTTATTCTACTCCTGCTAATTTAACAACTATAGCAGCGGCCACCACATTAAAGTGTGGTGAGCTGTTTAAAATACCTTTTAATTTGTGTGATTGGGTAAGTGGAATAAATAAGAAAGAAATTACTTTATTAAACAATGTTTTTTCATGTAATGTTTTTGAATTTTATATTATAGATTCTATTGATAGTATTATAGATTTTGGACCTTTGGACTGTACTGAGTTACAAAATACTTTTGGAGCCCTATTGTTATCAGAATTTGAGTCAATTTACTTTAAATTTATTTATAAAATAGTTTTTAAAAATCGTCATTTTTGTAAAATACCTGTTACCATTCATTTTTATGAGTGGATGTTTAATAATGGTATAATCCATAAATTTTTACAATGTAAGACAGCTAATGATTTGGGTAATATGTTGTTGATGCTGAGTGGAGATGTTGAGAGTAATCCTGGACCGACTGATTATAAACAAGCTTGTAAGCAGGATTATAAACGAAAACAATATGCTCAGTGGAAACAACGTTCCAGAGAAGAGATGGCTGCAGAGCGATATATTAAGAAGATCGAAGAAATGGAACGCCGTAATGTTAAGATGCAAGTATTTGGAACCCTTCCTACTTTATTTTCAGCAGTCCCAGCAGTTTCAGCAATGTATCTTGGTAACAAAACTAGAGTGACAATGAATAAGGCCCAGGAAATGATGGATAAATTAGATAATAAAATAGAGTGTATATCCTCATTGTTGACCCAGAATTTGTCAAGTAGTAAAGATTTATTAGATGGATTACGAAATAAATTATCTGTAGCTTTTGATATTTATGCTTTTATTAAAGATTTGATTTTTACTTTTATCCATTTGTATGTAGCGTCTCCAGTTTGCCGTATGAGAACTTTGTGCGTTGAGATTTCTCGTTTAGTGATAAACTATGGACTTTCAGTGGATTCAAGTTTGATTGTAGGTTATATAAAACAAGTGTGTATGGATGGTTATGATAAGGTTAAGGTTAGTATGCAAGGAAATTTAGATTTTATTGCCCAATATTTATCACCACAAAACTTAATGTTATTTATTTATGCTATGTTGTCAATTTTATTTACAAATTTTTTACCAAATAAAACAAGTACTGAAGGATTAATTAAGCGATTAGGTGAATTGGGAAGGTCGGCTAAAGGAATTAAGGATCTGAATGATACAGTGTCCCCAATGCTTGGGAAGGTGCTCCAACAAGTTGGTATGGACCTTTCCTTGTTTGATACTGAAGAATTGAGTTTTCTGGTTTCAGAAGCTGATAAGTGGTTTACAGACGTTCAAGAATTAATTGTTCGAGAGGATGAAATCAAGAATAGTGATAAGTTATTTAGTGACACTAAGATGATATTAAAGATAGAAAATTTATATAAGCAAGGCTTAGAAATATCGCGACAAATATCTGATAAACGAATACCCCAAGTTAAAACTTTGGGATTTACTGTACACATGCGACACTTATCTGATTTATATAAGTTGGTAGATACTAGTGGGGCTTTTGGAACCAAACCAAGAACCCAACCTGTGGTTATTTGGCTTTTTGGAGAATCTGGTGTAGGAAAATCAGGCATGTCATGGCCTTTAGCTATTGATTTAAACAATTGTATTGTGTCAGATGTGGATGAAGCCCGCAATTTCTCTAAGTATATTTATATGCGTAATGTAGAACAAGAATTTTGGGATAATTATCATGGTCAAAATGTTGTAGTTTATGATGATTTTGGTCAACTTAAGGACTCCCAATCTAATCCTAACACAGAATTTATAGAGATTATACGCACTGCGAATATTGCCCCCTATCCCTTGCATATGGCACATTTAGAAGATAAGAGGAAGACAAAATTTACTTCTAAAGTCGTTTTGTTAACATCTAATGTCTTTGAACAGAGTGTAACATCATTGACCTTCCCTGATGCTTTTAGACGTAGAATAGATTTGTGTGGTCGAGTTAAGAACGTTGACCAGTTTACGAAAGCAGGATATTCTACTCAAACTGGGAAGGCTGTCCAACGATTGGATAAGAAGAAAGTTCAAGATACATATGGTGAGATTATATCTACAGAAGTATATTTAATTGATCTTATCAATCCAGAGAGTGGAGCGTTAATACAGGAAGATCTAACTTATGATGAATTTGTGAATTTGGCAATAGACAAGACAAACGAAACACTTGATAGTAGTAAGAGATTAACGGAATTTTTAGGTAAATACGCAGAGAATACCTTTGAGAGGCGCCAAGCTCAAATTCAAATTAATGATGAACCAGTGTTTGAAGTTCCAAATGAGAAAGAAGTTGAGAAAATTGCACAATATATGAAGAATGGAAATGAAATTGCGTTTAAAGTTTATAATTTAACGAAGGAAGTGTTAGAACCATATATTTTATCACAGATGTATTTGGATTCTAGGATTGAAGAGTTTTCTGAGTGTGAAGTGGATGATACTGATGAGAGTTTGTATGAATGGATAGTTATGAATATACGAGTTGAATCAAATGCATTTTTAAATAAGTTGCGGAAATATTCTACCAATACATTAGCTAATCTTAGAACTTGGGCTGATAAAACAGTAGAGTATATTAAGAACCATCCTTTTAATATTATAGCTGGAGTTTTGTTGGGAGCTTTCGCCTTATTTAGTATGTGCAAGTTCTGGAATTATATTTTTAGATCCCCCACCCCACTTAAGCGAGTTGATGAGTTTATTTATAATAATATAACATTAGTGCAAGAGTGTGAAGGAAGAGTTGGTGATTTTTCAACTTTTTCATCAGAAGAATTTAAGCGATATCTTTATCAAAATTCCAAATTAGATTATGATACCATTATATTGACTAAGCCATCTTTACAATTGTTAAAACACTTAGATTCAGTGTTAGAATCCCCATTGAGAGTGTGTTCTCAGAAAAGAACAATTATTAAAAAACATGAGATTGAAGCCAGTGTAAGTGCAGATTTAATTACGAAGACCCATCAAACACCCAAGGTAATAGAAATTAATGCATCAGGTGACAATACGACTTTAGCTAAAAATGCTAAAATGATAGAAATCAGTGCTTCTAGTGATGTAGTAACCTTGACAAAAGCCCCTAAGATGATAGAAGTAGCAGTTAGTGCAGATAATGTTACCGCAGCTCATAAAACACCAATAGTGGTAGAAGCAAATGAAGTGGAGGTTCAAATGTGGCGAGATGAAGGAGCACAAAATTTAATAGCTAGTAAGATTTTTTCAAATTTATATAAGATCAAGAAAGTCGAGCAAGATAAGGAAATTCCCTTGATTAATGGTTTATTTATTAAAGGTCACGTTATTTTAGCACCTGGACATTTGCGTTTCTTTATTAATGATGGAGATAAGCTTATACTAGAGAATTGTTTCGGAGTTCAACATCAATTTAAATGGGATTCCTCTAAAGTATATGATATTTGTACAATTAGTGGAGAAAAGGAGGCCATTTTATTTACTGTGCCACAACATATCAATGTTCACCCTGATATAACGAAGCACTTCCCTGATGCTATTACAATGTCGAAATATAAACACGCTAAGGTGTGCTTACCAACGTTACGACCCCATAATCAGTTTAAGAAATTATTTATGACAATTTTGGGCAATACTGAGTGTACAGCGCTTGATAAGCCCATAATTTTGGATGATAAGAAGAAAGGGGAATATATTTTGCGTGAAGGATTAGAATATGAACTTAATACGATTGCGGGAGATTGTGGTGCTCCTTTAATTTTAAACGAAACTCCACTACTAAGAAAGATAGCAGGTATTCATGTAGCAGGGGCTAAAACGGGAGAAGCGTATGCAGAATCAATTACCCAAAAAGATTTAATTCGGACATTAGCTAAAATTCCAATAGAATTGCAAATAAGTTTAGACTATGATTATATTAAAAGTGATGTTAAGATTAGAATGAATGAAATTATTGATGTGCGTGAGATTTATGAGTTCCCTCAAGGAGAGTTCAACTTTTGTGGACAATGTATTGACTACATTGCTAGCCCAACAAAAACTGCTCTTCGCCCTAGTTTATTATATGGTAAACTCGAGCCCGTTCTAACACGTCCCTCAGCCTTATTTTGTGAAGATTTTAATATTAAGTATAAAAATTTGGAAAAATGTGCCGGTAATATTCCTTATATTGAGCAAAATTTAATAGATACCGCATGTTTTTATGTTAAGAAGAAGTGGTTGAATAACATAAATCATGACCTACAAAGGGTTTTGACTTATGAGGAAGCTATCAGTGGGCGAATGGATTTGAGTGAGTATTTAGGACCCATTCATAGACAATCTTCTCCAGGTTATCCATGGATTAAAGATCGAAAGAGTGGTGCATGTGGTAAAACTGGATGGTTTGGAAATGATGAGTATGTGTATGATGAAACAGTTAAAAGTGTGGTAATGCAGCGAATCGAAAAAGCTAGGAGAGGTGAACGCACTATGACTCTTTGGACTGATACTCTTAAAGATGAACGTCGACCACACGAGAAGGTTAGAGCATATAAGACACGCGTATTTAGTAATGGACCCATGGATTTCAATATAGCTTTTCGAATGTATTATTTGGGATTTATAGCGCACTTAATGGAAAATCGTATAACTAATGAAGTATCTATTGGAACTAATGTTTATTCGCGTGATTGGACCAAAACCGCTAAGAAATTACAAGAGAAAGGTGAGAAAGTGATTGCTGGTGATTTTTCAGGTTTTGATGGATCACTGCATACAGGAATGATGATTAAATTTGTAGAGATTGCAAACGAGTTTTATGATGATGGTCCTGAAAACGCACTTATTAGGTTAGTTTTAATGTTAGAAATAATAAATAGTGTGCATGTGTGTGATAAGAGTATTTACCAAATGACACATTCCCAACCATCTGGTAATCCCGCTACCACTCCCCTTAATTGTTTAATCAATAGTTTAGGATTACGAATGTGCTTTCAATATTTGGCAATACGTCACCATATTAAAATGAGTATGAAAGATTTTGATGAGCATGTTAGTATTGTGAGTTATGGTGATGATAATGTTATTAACTTTAGTGATGAAGTATGTGAGTGGTATAATATGGATACATTAACTGAGGCTTTCGCACAGTTTGGTTTTACGTATACTGATGAGTCAAAAGGAGCTAATGGAGAAGTACCTAAGTGGAGAAAATTGGAAGATGTAGCGTATCTCAAACGTAAGTTTAGGAAACGTGATGATTTTCCAATTTATGATGCCCCTTTAGATATGAATACGATAATGGAAATGCCAAACTGGTGTCGAGAAACAGTTGATGTTGAAGAGGGAACTAGAGTGAATGCGGAAACAGCAATAATGGAATTGCATATGCATGATAGGAATAGTTTTAATGTTAAGTCGTCCTTTATAAATAAGATGTTTAAGCAAGCTACAGGCAAAGAATTAGATACACATCCTTATGATATATATTTTCAGGATAGGATTATGAAATACTTCTCATAATCCTAGAATAAACAATCTTCTGGTTACCCGTCACTTAAGGAAATTGCCAATTAACTGTAGTGTAAGGCTTTAGATTGTAGTGAGCGGTCCTATTTAGGATGAGGTCGCTCGATGGCAGCCCCATTCAAACCTCTATTGGCTAGAAACAGTCATATCGGGTAGCTATGACAGCTAGGGTTTCTTAGCGTTTCGAAATATTATACCTGCTGATTTTCAAACGAACCCCCAAAATGCAGTTACCTCTGACAATAAAGGACTTGCCAAGACGACGGAAGAGAACAGTGTTAACCAAATTACCATCACAACATTCAATGATGTGGAAGAGCCTTCTACAGCTGTGGTCCCTATGCCGCAAAATACTAGTAGTGTTGCTCATTTGGATAGTTCAGTGTCTATCGCTCAGTTTCTCGAACGTCCTGTCAAGCTTGACCAATTCAAACTTGTTGCGGGCACTACTGGTAACGTCTCAGTCCCCATCAAGCCTGTTGTATATACCCAAGCGGACCCCCAACCCGTCGTGCGTCAATACCAACTCCCTGGAGACGTCCTGGCCATAGGAGGCAAATTGCAAAAAATAATGAACCATCAGTTTTTTAAGGCTGATATTAGAGTCAAGATAGTTATTAATGCTAACCCATTTGTAGCTGGCCGTTTTTATCTAACTTATTCTCCCTATGAGAATCAAGTTGATCCTTCTCGACAACAACGGTGTGCTACGCGTGCGGGATTAACAGCTTATCCTGGAGTAGAGTTAGATATACAAATAGATAATACAGTAGAAATAGTAGTCCCTTATGCATCCTATAAGGAGGCTTATGTTCTTACAAACCCTGAGAATTATGTAACTTTAAGCCTATATAGTTTAACAGATATTCTTTCTGGACCAGAAAATAATGGTATTGTTGAATTTACGCTCTATGCGTGGTTTGAAAATATTGTTATTAATGTTCCTACTTCCAAAATTCCCCCAAATTCCACATATAGTAATGGCTTGTCTTCTTATCAAATTGATGATAAGCCAACACAGGTGTTTAAAGCTCTAAATGATTTGAAGAAAACGAATAAATCCTATTATGACTATATTAAAAGTATTTTGAGTAGTAGGAATGTTGAATTACAGATTCAAGCCGAGGCTCCATCAGGGCCTGGTCCGATTGAATCTGTTGCGTCCACTGTAGGAAGTGTCGCGGGTTTTGCAGAGAATTTAGGTCTTCCCATTATTAGTGAAATAGCAGCACCGGTAAAATGGGTTTCTGACATAGTTGGCGGTATAGCATCTATTTTTGGATGGTCTAAGCCGACTGTGACAGAACCAGTTTGCCCTTTAGTTAATGTTCCTGGTATGACTTATACTAACGCGATAGGCGTTGATAATAGTGTTAATCTTAGTTTAATAGGTAGTATGAATGAGTTAACTAAACCCGCTAATATATTTCCCTCAGCAGTTGATGAGATGGATTTAGAGTACGTGTGTAGTAATCCCTCTCTTAAAGAAAATATAACATGGGAAGCAGGTAAACCGGATTCTATAAATTCCCTTACATTAGCTGTTCTTCCCGTAGGTATAGGACCCTTTAGTATGTATGGTGCGGAACAAACGCAAGAGTGTAAAGGAAGAGAACATAATGTAATGTATACATGGATGGGTCAAAGCGTGTGGCCCAAAGACATACAAGAAGGAAAATATACAATGCATTATACAACAACTCCTCATATATTAGATACTGCGCCATGTGAATACGTGAGTCAATTATATACTTATTGGCGCGCCACTATAGTTTTTAAAATTTCTGTAGTTAAAACCGCCTTCCATTCTGGTCGATTAGAAATTAGTTTTGATCCTGGAATGTGGTTGTATCAGAAAGATAAACCGTGGCTTCCTGATTTAACTCAGTATAATATGTTGGATACAACAAATAATTATAAATATATTCTCGATCTTTCTAATGATACGGAAGTTACAATAAAGATTCCCTTTATTTCTGAACGACTATTTAAATCGACTCAAGCCGCAAATTCATTTGTATTTAATCAAAGCGATAGTTCAAGTTACAATCCAACCCTTCAACAAATTCAGGATAGTATGATAGGGGCCCTTATTATTCGCCCTGTTAATGATTTATTAGCCCCTCCTAATGTTTCTCAATCAGTGAGAGTTCTAGTGTGGAAGTGGGCAGAAGATGTTGTTTTTGGAGTGCCCAAACCTGCCATTCAAAATAATTTAAGTATATTTACTCCTTATAGTAGTGCTGAGGGTCCTTGTTCTAATATAACAGTTGATAACACTGGCAACGACTTTACACCAGATGCTATGGATGCCAAGAAAGCATATGAAGCAATGGTTAAGAAATTAGCTCAGTGCAATGCAAAACCAGCTACAGCACCACCTGTAACAACAACTACGACAACAACAACAACCTTCAAGCCGGAGATTAATGCTATGGCAGAAGCAGATGCGCGTTATGTCGCTTCTAAAAATCGCCGTAAACCTCGTGATTTGGGATTAGGATATGATACAGTTGATGCAGAATTACAAATTAATATTGCGAATAAAGCTAATGGGAATGTTGAGACTTTCTTTCAAGATTCTTCAATGAATAGTGATGGAAGGCAAGCAGCCCAGATGGCTTTGGGAGAGCAATTGGTTAATTTGCGAATGATGCTTCGCTGTTTCAGAGATGTTTATCCTCAATACGATAATTTAGAAAATAGAGATGGAAGTGGTTTTTATTATAGTAAAGTTTTTCAATTTCAAAAAGAATATCAGAATACCTCTGGTTTTTATACTGATTATTTAAATTACCTTAGTTATATGTACCGTTTTTTTCGAGGCGGTTATAGATATAAATTTATACCAGATGATATTTCTAATACTAATTCTATCTCTACTAGTTTAACTTTTAATGTTAATCAATATAATGATATATTTACAGGTCCCACTCATGTCACTTTCCCTAGTTTAAACCCTTTCCATGAAGTGACAGTCCCATATTATAGTGAATATCGTCGTCTCCCTGTATCGGTTGATGATGATATCCCCTCTTTAGAAGTAGTTTTAAATTTAAATAAACCTTCTGAATCATCGCC